CCTTTAAGTGAAGGTGGTATATATTCAGATGCAATACTCACAGTTTTAAATAGTAAGAATATTGCTAAAACAGAGATAAGATTTCAAAATGTTTATCCGACATCTTTGGGTGGTTTAAATTATGATGTAAGACAAACCGATGTTGATTACCTAAGCACTTCGGTAAGTTTTAGTTATATGAATTATGATATAGTCCAAATATCCACTTCATAGTTTAAAAAAATGGTTTAAAACCTTGACAAAACTACCAAAAGGTGATATAATTACATTATGACATTAGAAGAATTACAACAGCAAGTAGATAGAGATTTTAAGTTAGACGATACCGAGTTAGATGCCGAGTCGATTAAGATACCTTTACTACACAATAAATACCTACAACATTTCAATAAGTTTTCTTTACTTTTAAAGAAGGCCGAATACGATTACAAAACCTTACAAAGACATAAATGGGAATACTATACTGGTAAATCAGACCCATCGGTCTATGCAGATAAACCTTTTGATTTAAAAATACTAAAAGCAGATGTGCATATCTATATGGATTCAGATGATGAGTTACAGAAAGCAGACCAAAAGGCCGCATATCTAAAACAAGTCGTTACATATCTTGAACAGGTTTTAAGAAGTATAAACAACAGAACATTTTTAATTAAAAATGCGATAGAGTGGAAGAAGTTTACGAGTGGAGCAATCTAGTTGGCCTGCTTGTGTTGGTCTAGGTAAGATAGGCAAATACGGTAGAGTACATACAATATGGAATGATTGCAAAGGCAGTCGTTCTACACCATGGTATATGAGGTTAGTACCTATGAAATATATTAAGTGGGATAGAAACGGGAGTTATTTATTTTATGGAACATCAAAAAATATTCGCAACTAATTTATTTTTAATAGATAACTTTGTTGATATTGGTGATTTAAGAGGAACTCACAGTACTGATATGATGAAAAAATATATTGGTGACCTGTGGAGTAAAAGAGATTACGATACTAATTGGCAAACAAAGTCAGCAAACTTACAAACAAAAAAAGAGTTTAAGCACTTTTCAGATTTAGTTATAGATACTGGTAAAGATATATGTAAGACATTAAGTTATGATGTTGAAGATTTAATTATTACTGATATGTGGGCAAATGTATTAAAGACTACTGAACATCACCCAATGCATACACACTCAAATAACTTTTTAAGTGGTACATATTATTTACAATCAGACCAAGGTGCAAATATAGTTTTTCATGACCCACGACCTGCAGCTGATGTTATCGTACCAAGAAAGAAAGAAACAAATACTTTAAATTCTAGTCTATTAAGTTATGCGTCAAAAACAAATAGAGCAATATTTTTTCCTGCGTGGTTACCACATCAGGTACAACAAAACAAGTCAAATAATAAACGAATAAGTATAGCATGGAATATGCAAGTGAAAGGTCAGGTAGGTGAACACCATGAATTCCAATCAGCAAGTCTCTAATTACATCTATTATTATCCTAGTGTTTTAGGAGAAACAGCCTGTGATAATATAGTAGCACATTATAACAAGGATACATTTAAGAAGTGGAAAACTTCTACTTTCTCAACTGCTAGTAAAAATCTAGGCACATCTAAAGTTGATATGAAAGAGTTTTGGATTGCACCAGAGATGTTTGGTTACAAAACTATACAACAAGGATTTAATGTAGCAGTAAGCGATTATATAACAGAAAACAATAAAATAAAAATACAAGAATACACACACTTTAGAATTAACTGTTACGAAACAGGTGGTTTTATGAAAGAACATATAGATAATATTCATCATAGTCATGGACAAAAAACTGGTTATCCTCATCTAACATCATTAATATTTTTAAATGATGATTATGAAGGCGGCGAGTTTGTCTTATGTGGCGAACCTTTAGAAAAGAAAAAAGGTTCAGCAGTTGTCTTTCCATCAAACTTTATGTTTCCACACGAAGTTAAAAAAGTTACTAGTGGTATTCGATATAGCATAATGACATGGATACTTTAATAATAGAAAAGAAAAACGAAGTCTATATAACCGTTGATTGTGACCCTAACATTCAACGAGAGATATCAGAGTTCTTTACATTTTATGTACCAGGCTACAAGTTTATGCCTGCGTTTCGTAATCGTATGTGGGATGGTAAGATAAGATTATACTCACAAAAAACAAAAGAAATATACTTTGGATTGTTTCCATACATTAGAGCCTTTGCTGAAGAAAGAGGTTACAGTATTGTATCAGGAGAGGGTGTTGAGATAGATAATAAGGTAGACAGAAATATTGTTGAGAAGTTTTCAAACAGTCTAGGTCAAAAATTTGAAGCTAGAGATTATCAGATAGACGCAATATATCATAGTTTAAAGTTCAATAGGGCGCTCCTACTGAGTCCTACAGCGTCAGGTAAGTCATTCATCATATATTCGTTAATACGATACTATTCTCACTTAATTAAAGATTCCCCTAACAATCGAATATTATTGATTGTACCGACAACCTCGTTGGTTGAGCAGATGTATTCTGACTTTCAATCATACGGTTGGAATGTAAAGAAAAATTGTCATAGATTATATAGTGGATACTCTAATCAGACAGACAAGAAAGTATTGATATCAACATGGCAAAGTCTATATAAATTACCTAAGAAATATTTTGAACAGTTTGGTTGTGTATTTGGTGATGAAGCTCATCTATTTAAATCTAAATCACTCACAGAGATTATGACAAAACTTGAAGATTGTAAATATCGTATTGGTCTCACAGGAACATTAGATGGTGCTCAGACACACAAACTCGTATTAGAGGGATTGTTTGGTGCCGTAAACAAAGTTACATCTACAAGAAAACTTATGGACAAACAACAGTTATCTAACCTAGTTGTTCGTTGTTTGATATTAAAACATACAGTAGAAAATAGTAAGATGGTTACAAGTGGTAAATATCAAGATGAGATAGATTACTTAGTAAGTAGCAAGTCAAGGCAAAATTTTATTCGTAATCTAGCACTTAAATTAAAAGGTAACACTTTGGTATTGTTTCAGTTAGTAGAGAAACATGGTAAGAATTTACATGAGATAATCAAAGAAAAGGCTGATGATGACCGAAAAGTTTTTTATATTTTTGGTGGTGTTGAAGCAGATGAAAGAGAAGCTATAAGAGGTATAGTAGAAAAAGAAAAGAATGCTATTATCGTTGCAAGTTATGGAACATTTAGTACAGGCGTTAATATTAAAAACTTACATAATATTATCTTTGCTAGTCCTTCTAAGAGCAGAATACGAAACTTACAGAGTATAGGCCGTGGTCTAAGATTAGGCGACAATAAAGTAAATGCTACTTTGTATGATATAGCAGACGACTTAACTTATAAGTCAAAAGAAAACTTTACATTAAAACATTTTCAAGAAAGGATAAACATCTATACCGAAGAGGAATTTGATTACGAAATGCACAATATAGACTTAAAAGAATAGATAAATATTAGTATGGACAAATTACAACAAAAGGCCCCAAACGATTTAACAGACTATCGAATAGTTAAATTACTAGACGGTTGCACATTAGTTGGAAGTATCTCTTTAGATAAGGAGTTTTTGCGAATACAAAACCCTTTACAATTAATTACAACACCAAGAATGACTGAACAAGGACTAAAAGATGATTCTACTTTGGCACCTTGGATACCTTTTACAAATGATAAGATGTTTGTTATTCCAAAAGATAAGATAGTGGTTGTTTCAAGAGCAGCAAAAGAATTGGCAAACTATTATGAGGTTATACTGTCAAAGGTACAACAGACTAAAATAAAAACAGCCTACTCTCCTCAAGAAATAGAAAAACTGTTAGAGATTGCTGAAGATTTAGATAATCAATTAAAAGAAAAAGAAGAAGAAGAATTACTATATGATGAAACAGTTACTAAAACTATACATTAGGTACCTAGCGCTAGCGCTTAGCATCTCCCCGGCGACTACATAGTCATTATATACATATTCCTAGGATTGTCAAG